CCTGCGGCATCTGTTGCTGCAACAGGTGATCCATAAGTCACAGCAGCAAGCGGTCTAGCAGCAATTTTTTGATTTGTTAAAAATTGATCAATGCCCATAGGCACCTTGCCGCTGGCTATTGTTTGATTGGCATACTCATCATAAACACCAAGATCGCCAGTTCTGCGCTCTGGAATTGCGCGAAGCAAAGTTCTATCTATCGTGCCATCTGGCTTCGTAGCCGCTTGCACACTTTCTGGCGTGAATTTTGAAACGTCTACAAGGGCAAATTCTGTTTTTGGAATTCCTCTTGCAATTTCTCTAAGCGGTCCACCGCCAGCTGTTGGCTGATAACGTATTTGATCCCCTGTAAGATTAAATGGCTCGTTTGCGCGTCGTTCTGCTTCTATTTGGGCTTGCCTTTGAGCCAGACTTAACGCCAGCACTTGATTCGCACCTTCTGGCGTTTTCATTCCAGCCATCATTTCAGGACCAATATAGCCGGCTTGACGAGCAGGAACAGCAGGCTTTGCGGCCGAATATGGCATTTCAACTGGGTTGCCTTCTTCGTCCATTGCCTGCGTTGGCGCGTTGCCAGTTGCAGATGCCATTGCTGGCCTTGCTTGCATTTCTGGAATAGCAGCAGAACCCGGCACCGCAGGTGCATTTATGGCGGTTCCGAGCGCGGTCAAATCTGCCATTTGATCTGCGCGATACCTTTCCCCCAACGCCTTCTGTTCCTCAATCCCCTGTTTCTGCAAATAAGCCCCACCCATTGCTTGCAGGATCTTCGCAAGCCCTGCGGTCGCAGGCGTGTGCGCCTCTATGCCTTTGTAGCTATACCGTTCTGTAGGCTGCAAAGATTGCGCTTGCAGCAGCTCGGCCATCTTTTGCTGCTGGGCGATCTTTGCCAGGTCAGCCTGGTATGGGCTGGGCAGGTTAAAAGCGTGCGTTAAATTTTGATTCTGAAAGTCGAAAGCGGCCATTTTGAGCCTCTAGTAAGACGGCGTAAAGTTTTGGGAATTCGGATCGTATGGTGCAGACCGATCAACAACGGGGGCGCCGGGTTGCGTTCCGGCTTTCCGCATCATCATCTTCATCATCATGTCATTCATGCCGCCACCGCTGCCAGCAGGCGTGCCCAATGGCCCGCGATACTTCTGATACGGTTGCGTCGGATCTTGCAGCAGCGCAGCGAGCTGCATTCGCTTGTCATCGGGATTAAAATTGTAGGAAGAATTCATTTAATTAATCATCCCATAATTGACCATCTTATAGCCACTTGGATGCAACGCCACAGCTTCGGGCATTATGGCCTCGACTTCATCTGCCATCACGCCGCGCTGCCGTTTGCCAAATATGTCATATTCGTAAACGCCGATCCCTAACCGATGCGTGCCAACACGAACAACATTAGATTTTAGGCGAGGATCTGAATATTTCAACATTCCAGCGCCGCCAATAGTGCCTGCCAAGTTATAAAGCCCAGCATTCTGCGCGTTGACGTTTGACGATGCGATGCCATACTGGTCCATCGCAGACTGCCCTGCCGCCTGCGCCCCTGCAAAAATCGGTGCCGGTGCGATGTTTGACCCTTGATAACCCTGAAACTGCGGCATCTGGATCTGCGAGCCACTCATCAGGCCGGCGATCTCGTTCAGCGGTTGATTCCGCAGTGCGAGCTGCTGTTGCAGGCTTTGTTGTGCGGCCGTGTTGCCAAATTGGCCGGATTGCAGCGCCTGGTTATATCCCTGGGCATTTGCGGCAGTGTCTAGCCCGATACCTTGCAGCGCAGCTTGCGTGAGCAGATCATTCTTTTGCTGATTCTGCGAAATCATGGCGTTTTCGTATGCTTCGCCACCCGGCACCAGCCCCTGGTTAATCAACCGCTGCCGCGTCGCTGCGTCTGACCTTTCGAGCTGCGGCGCCAGCCGTGACATAATCGCCGCTTGCCCTGTCATGCCCGCATTCACCGGCATTTTGGCCACGCCGCTGGTGTCTAGGCTTGTTTGCAGATTCGGCAGATTAGGATTGAATCCAGTTGCGAGCACGTTGCGAGCAGTGCCTAAACCCTGCTCGCCAAGATTGGCCAGTGCCTGCTGTACGCGTTGCTGCGATTCCAAAGTATTCTGTGCAGTCGGCGTCAGATTCTGCGTAACTGTCGGTTGATCATTTTCACCAAAAGTAACCGTCTGCCCACCCAGTGGACCAACGATATTCGGGTTGTTCATCCGGCCCTGTACTCGGGCGGTTTCGACGTTTGCGGCGCCCTGCGCTTGAGCTGCGCCTGCGTAATCCGGCGGCGGCGGTGCTGATGGTGACGATTTACCCATGATTTACGATCCTTTTGCTGTAGCGTTCATTTAAAAACCGGCAGTCATCGCGGCGCAGCGTGTAAAACACAATGTCGCCCGCTGGGCGCCCTTCTTTGATCCTGCCTTCTTCTGTAAATCCCATATTCGTCACCACTTTTGCGCTTTGTTCGTTGTCAGATCCAACCGGCACAATAATCTTTTCGACTTGGCAAATGTTGTACGGATAATCAAATATTGCCGCCAGATAAGCCGGCGTCAGTTGCCCCTCAATCGCAAAATGGCACCAGATGCTTTTGTGGTTCCAGTTCTCATAAATGACGCCTGCAATGATCTGATCATCTCGTTTTAATCCTAGTGCTGTTGCCCTGCCCTCAAAAAAGCCACCATCAACGCGCTGTGCAACCCAGTGGCCGACCTCCGGCCCCGATACTATATGCCGGCCCATCCGGCCTGATAAACCACATCTGTGGATGCCCATTCGATTTGCCACGCAGTGCTGGCACTCTTGAGCTGAATAGATCCGCAATAACCCAGCCCTGTAATGCCCTGCCAGTCGTTTGTGATCTGCAAGCCAGATCCCCAGTTTGACTGATCCCATTTGCCGGTATCCCACAGGCCAGGCAAACTACCGGCCAGCGACAACGGCGTTGCTGTGTCATCAACGTCGAAATCGACGTTCATGCCGACAAATATTGCCGGCGCACCGTCGGTAAAAATGCTCGGTCGCGCCCGGGTAAAGTATTTCTTGACGCCGCGGCTGTCAAAGTAGTTAAAGGCTTGAAAGGCATTTGTGGTGATGTTTGCCGCGTTGTCAGAATAAGTGTCATCCCACGCCCTGACCACCACGCCGTTCCCGCCGTAATATGGATTATCGTTAAATGTTTCCCAGCAGTTCGCCGGCCAGCTTTGAAACTGGCACCAGCTTGTCGTGATCGTGTTCATCACATATTGCTCTTGATACCCCGTTGAAACAGGCACATTGATCCATACAGCATTTCTTTTGGCGTTGTAGTAGACCTGCCACCCGACTGCGGCGTGCGTGCCGCCATAGGCCGTTGTGGCCGCTGTGATGGCCCCCTGAATCTTGTTTGACAGCGCCACGCGAGGATCTAGTCGAGAGGATTGCAGGCTTTGTGCCAACGGCATCAGACCGTCATAGGTCAGGATCAGCAGATCGCCGCCCCATTTCAGCATAGCGCGGTTGCCGATCGGGCTGCCTAGCTTCCAGACGCCAGACAGCGCCCAAGTGGCCTCGCTGGCCGGGTCGGTGCCACGATAAACAATAATCTCGCCGTTGCTGGTAATAAATACCAGGTTGTCATCGACCCCATAGCCGGCGTCAATCGTCCAGGTATCCAGATCCACCAGATGCCCGCCGAATTTGGCAATGGCCGACAGATCGAGCACTTGCGCGGCGCCGCCGACTGCGCTCGTCGGCAAATACCACGCTTTGAGCGTGTCTTTCTGGATAAACCACAGGCGGTTTTTAAACAGCGTCACATTCGATAGCGTTGTCGTTGTCACGCCGGTAATGGCCGGTGTCGAAGCGGCATCAATAGCGATCCAGTTGGTGCCATCGTACAACCGCGGCTTGTCCACGCCGTTCACGGCATATAGATAACTGTTAGCGGTTGTGGTGACGTTAATATATTCCCAGATGGCGTTTGTCAGGCCGGTAACAGTTGTTGCAGTTGCCGCTCCTGCGGTGCTGGCATCGTAGAATTTAAGATCCGGCGTGCCGACCGCAGCAAACATTTTGCTAGTCGTGCCGCCGTTGTAGACCATGATTGACTGCACTTGCCCGGTCATGCCAGTTGCCCAAGTGGTCGACCCGCCACGCAATACGCAATTACTGACCGTCGGAAAGAAATTAATTAATTGAACAGCATCTAACGGCTCCATGTTGGCGATGGAGTCTCGGGCATTCCAACCGCCCACCGGCGCCGGAATTGACGCCACGCGGGCAGCGGTATGTTGGACCAGCGCGTTAGTTCGGGCCATATCCGGAATCCGGTATGTTGTCGTAGCCGATCAACACAGTGCCTGGGCGCGGCGCAAAACTCAGGTTAGCACTCGACATATCCAGCGCCATCGAAACCTCAAGCTCTTCGATATAGTTTCGATACATTGCGGTGGTATCAAAACCTTTGGCCTCAAAGTATTTGAGTTTTGTTGAGAGCACCATCAGACGATCGGGATAGATCGTGGTGTCAGTGTCAACCGTAAAGCTAGTTTTTACGGTTCCGGTTGCTGATTCTGCCCACCCGTTGCTGCGATACTCAAGCCCGAGGCTTTCTGCGGTAGACGTGCCAGGCCAAATCTGGAAATACTTGCCCAGCAGGCGCCAGCGAATCCGCGGTCCGGTGCTGATATAGCCCGAGAGCAACCATTCCCATTGCTGGGCATCTTCTGGCCCCAACATTTCCCAATGCTTGGATTTATCCCACATTGTGCGCGGCACGAGTGCTTCGTAGTCACTGGGAAGGTCGTAACGGATCTTCTGGAAATAAGCAGTTGCAGCGGTGCCATCGGCCGCAAAGTCTTGATTGACCGTAACCTGCGTTCCAGAATCAACCGATTCGATATAGGTGTTTTGATTAATGCCGGTGCCCTGCACCTGGTAAGTTGTATCCAACCCGGCGGTGCTGGGAATCCCGGTAATTGTGCGTGCCGATGTTGTCCAGGTGCCGGTTGTGGTCAGATATTCAGTATAAAAACCATACTGTTTTGTCATTGCACGCCAATTGTGCCGGCGCAGCAGCTCGTAGCCGGTCGCGTTCATCAGCGCCAGAATCTGCGTCACATCTTGATTCGTGTTGCCAGCGACATACGTCGGCGTCGAAACGCCGAGTTCGTTCGTGACCTGCTGCACCAGTTGCAACATCGTGCTCGACATAATTCAACCTTTCTAGGCGGCTTCAGCCTCTTTTCGCGGTCGCCCAGGCTTGCGGGTTTCCATCAGCATCGCCATTTGTTCCTGCAATTGTTTGAGCTGGGCGCGAGTTTCTTCAAGCTCAGTGTCGCTTTGCGATTTGTTCTTGTTCGTCAGATACAGCCGCGCTTTTTCGCGCAGTCCTGATGCGCCCATGCCTACGCGTTGAAGCTGCGCGTCGGTGGCGGTCGCAAGCTGCTCAACAGTCTGGAATTTCAAGATTTGCAGTTCGGCCATCTGGTGAGAATTAAATTCTTCAGATGCATCTGCGTGCCATTCCGACAACGGCGTGCCGATTACCGAGGCGTCGGTGTTCTGCATTTTCCAATACAGATACTGGCGAGGAAAACGCTCTTTGTGATCCTCCCGCACAGGCTGGTCAACGACATTGGTTTTGTCACCCGGCACAATGATCCGCACAAACTCTTTCGGATTTGCCTTAAATTCGCCGTCCTCGTTCAAATAAAACTCAACGTGAAGGTGCGAATCCGCGTTATAAATGTCGCTATCTAAAGCCATTTGATTTCTCCTGTGGGGATTAAGTTTTAGTGCCGTTGATGCTGTACCACATGGCATTGGTCACTGCAAAAAATATACTTGTGTGATCTTTTGGAATGGATGCCGATGTTGTTTGATTAACCGTTGTTGCGGCTTCGTACGGATAAACCTTGATCGTGCTGGCGCCTGAATTGGCGATGTAGATCGTTGCACCCATTTGTGTGGGCGGCAACAAAACGCCAGTGCCAGCAGTTGCAGT